AGAGGTATCAAAGAAGCTGTTGAAAGAGTTGACAGAAAGGAATTATCAAATTCAGAAAGTGGAGGTCACAAATCCAATAAAAAGGCCCTCTGGGATATGCTAGAGGATTAATCAATTAATTACTAACTTTAAATTAAATCAAAATGGCAACATTAGGAAGCAAGCTTCTCGTAAAAGAGATGGAGTGGAATGCCAACATGACTGAGCAATCTCACTTAGGGGCTGCTCTGATTGCTAAACCACACCGTATTTTAGGAGAAATGGACAAGCTGTTCTCAGCACAAAATTATTATTCTGACAATCCAATGTCTTCTTTGTTAATGGGTAATTCCAAAACAGAAGAAACTATTGGTAACACAGAATGGGAGTGGGAATTAAAAGGTGCAAACACTAGACCTCTAGTTGTTGTAGAAAATGTTGAAGTTGCTAGCAACTTGACACCAGGTAAATTCAAAAAAACCTTCAAGATTAAACTTGATGAAAACTGGTACTTACCAGGGGATGTTATTATGCCAGGTACTTCTAACAAGAAATACCAAGTGCGTGTACAAAACCAAGGAGTAAAACATGGAGATGGTACTGTCTACACTGTAAGAATGAACTCAGATGATCCTCAAGCATTTATGCCTGTGAAGTATTTGAAACCAGGACAACAATGGGGTAAATTATTCTCTCAATATGAGGAAGCTGCTGAGCAATCAGGTTCAACTGTATTCAGTTTACCAATTGCCTTCAGAAACAGAATGTCTAAGTACAGAAAAGAATACAGAATAACTGACTATGCTTCAACTGAAGTATTGGCTGTAGCTATTCCTGATTCTAAAGGTGCTTATCACAATTCATGGATGCGTTATGCTGAAGTTGAATATTGGCAACAATGGTACAGAGAAGTAGAACGTGGATATTGGTATTCAAGATCTGCAGATACTGTATTAGGAGCTAATGGAAGACCAGTAAGAATGGGTCCTGGAATCCAAGAACAATTGGAAGATTCTCATCAACACAGATATTCTCACTTAACTGCTAAGTTGATTGAAGAGTACTTGCAAGATATTTTCTATTCAAGAGTTAAGCCAGGTGCTGGAAGACAAGTTAAAGGTTTCACAGGAGAGTATGGAATGTTACAATTCCACAGAGCTATCCAAGATTGGCAAAACAAGTCAGGGTTTATTAAAAATATTGAAGTTTACACTAACAAAGTGGCTAACTCAGTACACACTAATTCCCTTGAAGCTGGTTACCAATTCGTGAAATATAACATGGCTAATGGTGCATCACTTGAGTTAATCCACAATCCTCTTTATGATGATAGAGAGATTAACTTTGAAATTGATGAAGTTACAGGTTTCCCAATTGAGTCTCAAAGAATTACATTCTTAGACTTCTCAGGAGAATCTAAAAACTCAAACATCAAAATCATGAACAAGAAAGATGGTTTTGCCTTTACTTATGTTGAAGGTATGTATGGTCCTTATGGTCCTAAAAATGGTGGTTCTTCTGCACACTCTGGTTCTTACTATGAAATGCACGTTGAAAAATCATGTGGTATCCATATTCATGACATCACTAAATGTGGAGAATTGATCTTATCTCGTAACTAAGATCCTTATATAACTACTAAAAAGCTCCTGTAACAAGGAGCTTTTGGTGGTAAAGGGAAAAAGGTTTCCCTAAAATAAGTTCATTAATTTAAAAAGAAAAAAATTATGGCATCAGTTAAAGTTGAAGTTAGACCTATTGAGTCAAAAAGATGGCACAACAAAACAGGTCAGGAGTCTTTTACAAGACCCAAAAAAATCCAAGCATTAGTAGATGGTAGTACAATGAAGTATGCTACAGGCCTATCAGATGCGGATATTAAAGAATTAGCCAAGAAAGGTGTGAACTATGATTTATCAGCTCACTACAATTCAGAAGCACCTCACCCATTTTGGGATTCAGGTATGGCAATTATTAAGTTAGAGAACAATACTATGTTCTTTGATGCAGACAATGCTCTAGATTACATTAAGATCAGAGTAATGAAAGCAAGTAAGTATGTTGCCAATTCAATGGCAGAATATGATTTAGGTATGTGGCCAGAAGCTACTCATGTTATTTTTGATGAAGCAGAACAGGCTTCAGTAATGGCAAGTAAAGTGGAAACCAAAAATACTGCAATCATTGAAGCTTCTAAATTATCACTAGATAGAAAAGTACAATTGATACTTGTATTAGGTGGTAAGAATATGAAGAACCAATCTGCAGACTTTGTGGCTGTAGAGTTGGATAAAATCATAACTAAAGATGCAGGTGAGTTCTTAAGATATTTGAATATGGATAAAAAACAAACAGCATCACATGCTCTTGTTTTGGAAGCATTACAAAAATCTGTATTGAGAAGAGAAGGTCAAAGAATCTTCCACATGGATTCTCCATTAGGTATTGATGAAATTGAAGTTGCTGAGTACCTTTCAAAAGAAGAGAATCAGGATATTAAAATGTTAATATTGTCTAAGATTAATAACTAAGAGTTATGACAACCAGGGAAATGCATTATGACTTCAAACAGAAGTTTAACAAAATAGATAGCCAAAAAAATAAGGGACTTTTAGTTCCTGAAATAGATTGGTTATTAAATGAAGCTGCTGAACTATTTGTAAAAAAAGTAGCTCAGCCTAAAGCTTATAATGGCCTTGGTTTTGAATTATCTCAAAGATTAATTGAAGATATTAAAAGCATTGTTGTTGGAGGTGTTTGGCTTCCTGTAGTCAATAATGTTATTGCCTTACCTTCTAACTACTTATATTTTGCAAGATGCAGAGTAAAGTTATCTAAAGGAAATTGTAAAGGGCAAGAAGCAGTTCTTTATGTTAGAGAACACAGTGATCTTTTTGAAGAGAGTGAATTTTATAATAGTTCTTTTGAATGGAGAGAAGTTAATGGAATTTATGAAACTCAAGGTATCCAATCTTTTACAGATGGGACCTTTACAATAGATGAAGCAAAATTGTCTTATATACGCAAAATGGCTTATATGCATAATGCCCAAGATTTTGGGACAGGAAGCTATAACCATCCCTCAGGTGTTACCTTAACAGGTACTGTGAATTGTGATCTCCCAGACCACACCCATAGGGAAATTGTTGATATAGCAGTGATGCTTGCTGCAAGTGAAGTGCAAACTTCAGACTTACAAACTAAAGTTGGTAAGTTAGGTTTTAATCAGATTGTTTAATTAATAAAAAATAGAAATTATGAGTAATCGTAACAATGACGTTTTTCAAGTATTGCCTACTTCAGGTAACCAAGCTCTAGCAGCTAATGGTACTACAGTAGACAGTTTGTTGCCAGGGCAACTAGGTGTTTTTGATGCTAGCACAGGTTTAGCTTATGCTACTGCAGTTCCTGCAGGAACTAGAGGTTTAACTTTAGCTGTTGGTATTGGTAATGGAGTCTTAAGTGACATCAGAACTTCTGCTGGTCAATCTATCCAAACTAAAGGTATTACAGATTTAACTTTTCAACCTCACACTGCAGGTCAACCTATGAAGGTTACTGTAGGTAGTTTTAAAGCTGAATGTGATACTGAGTATGGAGTAAGAGTTGAATTCCGTAATGCAAAAATCAACAGAATCCAAGGGTATAACCAATTTAGCAAAGCTTTTATGGTTACAACTCCTTGTTGTGATGATTGTGCTGAAGGATGTGGTTCTTTAGATGCCAATGTATTGACTCAGTTATTTATAGCTAGTATCAATGCTGACTTGTCTAAATTAGTTTTAGCTCAGGCTGTTGCAAGACAACCTTTGACTACTGCTACTCATGGAACTTCTGTGAACTATGCTACAGGTGCTGTAGTTTCTGCTGCTGATGTTGCACAATTAATTGTATTCAACTCAACTGCTTTAGCTTCTGCTCAAGTATTTGCTGATTTCCAATTAGTAAGTCAACCTTTGGCAATTGGAACTTACTGTTCTATCAACTTACATTACTACAAATTATTGGAAACAGTTTTAATTGTTTCTTTGATTGAAGGTTTTGGATGTTCAGGAGCAACTACTATCAACCAATACCCAGTGTATGAAGAAGGTAGTGGAGTAAATATCCAACAAAAAGAGTATCATGCATCAGGATGGGCAGGTTCAGGACCTTATAAATTGTCTCAAGTAACAGGTATGGGGTATGAAAATATCAACTATCTTTCTGTAAAAGGAACTACTTATGATCAATTTATTGTTCAGTACACTAACACTTCTGAATCAGGATGGTTAGAGTATGCTAATGTTCTTAGCACTGTGATTGCAATCCCAGAAGCTGATACAGTAACAAGACAAGCTGTTGCAACAATCTTTAACTCTTTCCTATCTTCTCAAGGATTTGAAAGTTTAATTGATGATGCTGCTGCTGCTAGCACTAACCCTGCTGTAGTAGAACCAGTTATTACATCTGTTGCTACTGATGGTATAGCATAAGGAAACTTAAAATAAAGCTATTTAATAAAACATCTCTATTTCTATAGAGATGTTTTTTTTATTTTGTATATTTGACACTTAAAACACTTTCCCATGGCTTTGAATTACACATACTTAAAATACAAAGACACATACACACTTAAAAATA